AAATCTTCGACTTCTCCTGGATTTGGGAATATGATGAGCGATATGATGAGTCAGAAAGGACAATCACAATCCAGACCACAACAACAGCAGTCCTCGCCAATCCAACGGAATGAAATGAAGGGTCCTCCAGATATTAGTGATATTCTGAATCGAGTGAATACAAATAATAATCATAATATTAGTCTCGATAATCTGTCGAATGTTAGCGCGAGTGATATAGAAAATATTAAAACTGTAGAGATGAAAAGGAGGAGGAAGCAAAAAGTCTCAGGTAATGAGATCACATTAGATTTTTAGAAATCTTGGGATGTTTACTAAATAGATAGTATTTACTCTCTTCATTAAAGAGATTTACAACGAAAATAACATAGAGGAAGGTCAAAAGTATTGAGGAATACATATCCTTTGTACCGATCCAAAAAATTGTAAAGATGGCGAGTCTTCTAAACGCAATACTTTTTATAAAGAGGTCTTGTTTTTCACTTAAATCCAGATGAATATATTTGGTTCCAATATTAATCATTAACATTGCAAGACCCGCCAAAAGCGGACTATTATTTGTATATCTATTCACATTATTATTCAAATGTTTTACATAAGACGATTCCATTATATATTATATAGATTTTAATACAAATCATTTTAATCGATTCTACTTTTTTTTATAGTAAGAAATAAATTCTTCTTTAATTTTCTTTTTATCAAACGATAATATTATAAAAAATATTATAGTTAGTAGAATCCCGATTTGTTTATTTTCTATAAAACTAAACAATATTATATTTAAAATAATAATTTTCGAGATTATACTATTAAAGAGCATCATATATAAGTTTAATTTTATGGTGTCATTCAAATTCGGTAGAAAAAGTATGACTAAACTCAGTATTCCTATTACCAGATTCATTAATATATAACAATAAAAGAATTTATAATATATATGTATAATGGATTTACCTGGTATGGGAAAAATCGAAGATTGTATGGATACCTTCAAAATTATGCCTGAGAATATTTTAAAATTTCTGGGGGATTTTAAAATCGATACAAATGAATCTGGGTCCAAGGCTTATAGTATTCTAAAATATATAGGAACAGTCTTGCTCTTTTTATGTGTTTTTCCAGCTTTACCTTTCTTTTTTATTCTGGCTATCATGATCGCCTCGATGAAATATATTGTTCTTAAATTTGGTAATTTATAATTTCTTTTAACTATGTAATGGATAGTAATCTAATTTTTGAAGATATCTCCTGTGATATTAAATTATATCTTAAAGTGTTTATCGCATTCATTTTAATGATAGTTTCTTTACCTCTTATCCCAGTTGTACCCTTTATTCTTTTATCCTACCATTCTTTTTATGGTCGGTTCGGAATAATAAAGGTTTTGAAATCATTTAATACAAGTTTTTAGATTAATTTATATTTTAATATTAATGACTTGGGCGACTATAGAAGATGCGTGGGGAAATGATGTAGATACAAATATGAAAAACTTTTACGAAACAGGTGGGTATAAGGTAAAGGAAAATCAACAGCATCTTCACCAACAGTTAGAACAACAGCAAATCGACCAACAGAAAACGGAACAACAAAAAATGGACCAACTCAAAAGGGACAAATATAAAATGCAAGAAATTAACAAAAACAAATTTTATAACATGGTTGAAAAACGCCTCACTATTTTGGAAAAAAATAATACCTTCCTTAATACAAAATTAGATACTTTAACTTTAAAGATTGAATCGGAAATTAAACGGATCCGACTACAATTAAAGAAAGAGGCAGAGGTTACGAAGGAGGTACCTACGGTAGCTGAAGCTCTTCCTGAAAATAATTATGCTCAAAATATTAATGATATTATTTTATTTATCATCTTTGGTATTTTTATCTTAATTTTGATGGATAGTATGTATAGAATCCTTCAATTAAAAATTAAAAATATATAGATATTTTATGACACTTACAAAAAAAAACCTACTTAAAGGGAGAAAACACAGTAAGGTTAAAAAATCGAACAAGGCCAAAAAACATACGAAAGGGAAAAAAACCCAAAAGGTAAAGGTGTTATATATTAAACCAGACCCCAAACATACCGATGAATTTATGAAATCGAAGGAGGGCGAGTACTTTGAAAAATCGTGGTATAATAAAATTATTAATTATAATTGTGATGCTTATCAGATTAAGGATGGTAAAACGAAACTTTTATTTAAATTTCGGAAAAAGGTCTTATCCGATAAATTATGTAAGGTTGGTATAGCCAATCTGAAAAAGGCAGCAATGAAAAAACATGATAATCGTGGCGCTTCAGCTGGTGTTATCGCCTATGATAAATTACCCTCCTATGCGAATGAAAAACAACAATTTGATCGAGTCGATAAATTTAGGATTATTGGATATAAATCTAAAAGGAATGGAAAATGGATCAATAATAGTTTTGGTAATTTATCTCAGAGTAATATTATTGGATATTTTGATAAAAGAGATAGAAATCTAGGTGTGGGTGCCCCACCGTGTAGAAAAACGGCCTTTTCTTCGGACCAAGTCGAACAATGGGACAACGTCCAACCTCTCATAAAACAAATCAATCATATGTATAAAACCTTAGTCCCAACCCAACACCGAATGCAACTGAAAGAAGCGAAACAAACAGACTTCCACATTAAAGACACTGCCTTTAGTACTGTAACTATTAATTATAATTGGAGAACAGCTCTTCATAAAGATGCGGGTGATTATAAACAAGGATTTGGAAATCTGGTAATTCTTGAGGAAGGTAAATATAAAGGTGGCGCGATCGGGTTCCCACAATTTGGGGTTGCTATAGATGTTCGACATTGTGATTTCCTTGCTATGGATGTCCATGAATGGCATTGTAATACCAAAATCGAACCTATTACCAAAGATTTTACTCGACTCTCACTCGTGTCCTATCTTAGAGAAAATATGGTTAAATGTAAAGGATTAAAGAATTAAATGAATAACAATCCACCCATACCATTCGTATTTATCTGAAAGACATTATAATTCACGGCAAAAATAAATAATTTTTTATTTCTAATTGTTTCCAAATTATTATTTGAAAACACAAACTTTAATTTTGTATCTCGTAATTTGGACATATTACACGTTCCACTTGGTTGATTCTCAAATGGATTTAGACAAAAGGAATATAACCCGATTCGATCTAAATCAGGCACGATTCCACATAATTTATATGGACTATATCTTGTATAATAAATCATTGGCGAATTTCGATACGATTCTACACCATTTAATTCTAAAGTAAAGTCACCTTCTGTTCCATCCTCTCCATATAAGTTCGATTTGGTCATAGAGACAAAATAACACGGACCCGCTCCAGCATTTTGTCCTTGTGGACCTTTATTTTGGATCACCCAGGTTAAAAATTTTATAGGGTGATTAAAACTATTCACATTCACAACTTGTTGTGGTAAGGGATCCTCCAAACTCGTCGTCGTCGTAAGTTTATCTTTATATTGTAGCTGTTCAATCAGATATTCATGTGAACTATTTGTAAATCGACGCTTCTCATCTCCATATAAATGGATATATTCTCCCTTTAATAAAATTTTTTCGATTTTGAGGGCATTCAAGTTGCCAAGCAGGTCTAATTCCTTTTCTGTATCAAATTCAAGAATTATTTCATTATTAAACAGACAGACAACTGGTAGAGCCATCCCTATATTTCGAGTAAACCAAAAATCAAAATCATAAATAATTTTTTTGTGTATAAGATCACCATCGGCTCCGCCAACCGAAACAGGTGCGTCTGTACCATCTGCATCCCACTGGTCATTCGTCAATATTTTACCGTCAAATATTAAAGGACAGAATCCACCGAGTCGAGCTTCGTTTGAAATAAATTCCCTCGGACCAGAATAGATGAAGGAGGTACCATCATAATGAGTACCTCCTTCTGAAGTTAGATTTAGAGAAGTAATTTTTCCTCCATACAACTCTGAAGAACGAATATTATTGTGATCTTTGCTTTTATGCTTTAATTCATGTTTAATTTGTCTCCATTGGGATAACGACTCTTCTATTACAAATTCATTAATTTTTATTTGACTATGTTTGATTAAACTATTCGTAAAATTATTGACGGTATAGTTGGAGTTGGAGCCACACGTCCCAAGTATATCTAACTCGAGATGTAGTCTGGATAAAAGTTCTCCCATTCTTGGTATATTCGCTTTAAAATGGCTATCAAATTTAGTAGTAAACCCATCCTTTATAAATGGTAGGTCGATCGTCTCTTTAGAAAAATGTGTATGTCTTCTATAGACCTTTTTAAAATATGAGATTTGTGGATTCCCAGTTAAAAAATAATCCTGTTCGCCATAGGCCATCAATTGAATTTTAAAGACACTCATTTAAAATTTAATAATATTATAAATATCCAAATTGTTTTAAATTGTAATTACTAAAGCAATTTACTTTCTCTATAAACCTTCACGTGTTTAGAGATTATTGTATAAATTTATAGATTTAGAAGAGTCATTATAAAGTAGTATATTACGAATATGAATAGCGATAATTACTCCAAAGCTGCTGGAATTCATCAGAAAATTAAACGCGAATTGAAGGAGTTTATTGATACTAAGGTTGAAACCTCTCTAACAATTAATGAGATTTGCACATTTATAGAAAATAGAATCAAACTATATTCTGATAAAAATGAACTGAATAATGGTATTGCTTTCCCAGTTGGTCTTTCGTTAAATAATGTCGCAGCACATGACACACCTATACCGAATAGTACACACACGAATTACAATCATATCTTACAAGATTCGGATGTTTTAAAAATCGATTATGGTGTCCATGTGAATGGTAGTATCATTGATAGTGCTTTTACCTGGACACGTAATGAACTCTATAAACCCATCTTACAAGCCTCACGTGAATCGGTCGATAATATTATTAAGAATATCGGAGTCGATATGACGATATCGGAAATTGGCGATTTATCGGAGGAAATCGTTGCCTCATATGAAACCGAACAGAACGGAATTTTTAAACCAGTTAAAATTATTGGAAATCTCTGTGGACATTCTATTTTGCCTTGGAAAATTCATGGTGGGAAATTAATACAAAATATTAAAAATAATGATAAAACGAAAATAGAAGAGAATGATGTACTTGCTATAGAAGTCTTTACATCGAATGGTTCTGGAACAACCATCTTAGGTCGCCATAATTCTCATTTTATGCCACAAGAAAGCAAGCGGAAAATTTCGAGACGTTCCCAAGAACTGAATGATCTCATTCTGGAGAAATTCAAAACTTTACCTTTTACACAACGATATCTCGAGAAATATACTACTCTCAAATATTATGACGTGTGTTTAGATGAATTATATCGAACAGGATATTTAAGTAAGCATCCACCATTACTCGAGGCTGATCCTACTAGTATTACAGCTCAATTCGAAGAAACTATTCTTGTTTCGTCGAATAAAATTCTCAATCTCTCTGGTCTTATTTAAGTTATTTATTTTCTACAATCATATTAAAATGGGGTTTTTAAATATTGTGTTATCGCCCATCGAAGTCATTTTTGACCCTATCATCAGTGTTGGTAATGCGGTCGTTGCTCTTGTACATATTTTATTAGAACTACTCAAAATTGCCCCAAAAATCGTCTCTCTTTTTGAAATGTTTACAGATCCTATTAAACTTATCAAAGATGCTATTTATGGGGTTAAGGTGGGGTTAATGATGCTTTTTGAAGCGATTTTTGGAACTCTCTTTACCACACTACAAAAACCATTTATACAAACCAAATCTAAAAATTCTAAAAAATCTAAACCTAAAAAAATGTGTCTAACGAATAGGATAATACAGCTAATTATTTTGGTTCTTTGTCCACCACTGGCTATATTTATGGAAAAAGGTATTTCGAGTTTTTTTTACATGCTAATTGCTAGTCTCCTAACATACTTCTATTATTTCCCTGGACTATTCTATGCCTCCATGTATGTCTTATAATCTGTATAGCAACTATTTAGAATTATTTAGAATTATTTAGAATTATTTAGAATTATTTAGAATTATTTAGAATTATTTAGAATTATTTATTAAGTGTTGCTAGTAGTGTATCCCATTTTGCATCAGATCTTCCTGGAACATAGACCTTACCTACTTCTTTTCTTAAAGTATATGGAATAGTTACAGTACTTTCATTATGAATATGGGCTGGCTTCTTCCATTCATTCGGTTTATAATCTAAATCTGTAATACCTTTACACCCGAAATCTAATATAATAATCTCTTCATCGTAGCCATACTCGCCTGTTTCTCTAGTAATAATATCGACCATTTCTGAAAGGGAGGCTGTCTCTTGGTCTGTCTTTAATAAGTGCTTATAAAGACGACTGTTTAACCAAGTAAAGTCATCAAAGCGTTGTTTAGTAAAAGTTGGACGTTTATATAATTCCTCTAATTGAACTTTTGTCGAATAATTAGGAATCATTAAACTCGATTTAATCATGTTAAATTTCGCAGCGCTTAGGATTTCTGTGGGTACATGTGTTCCAGCAAGATGTAACTTTTGTAAGGCGTTGTATTTAGCAAGAGCATCTCTTTTCTGTGGGAAGAAGGCATCTTGACAAAGTTTATTAAATAAAAATTCGTTATAGTGAATATCTTCCCATTCATATTCTGAATTATTATTTTCGAGGTCATCTAGACCGTCCTGTAAAAGGGAGCCTGTGTGTGTTGTAGTCGTAACAGGTAAATCCATTGGTATTGGTGTCGTCGTTAATTCGTAGATGCCCATCGCACTTTCACGTGGGTTTTTAAAATCAAAGGAAAAGTTAGAATTAATCGGATTTTGTCTTCCATCTTTATCCTTTTTTGGGAATACATTTACGTTAAATATAGTTTTGGACTCGATCTCTGGATCGTCCTCTTTAAAATACTTCTCTCTTATACTATAAAAAAATTCTGGATTGGTTTTCTTCAGTTCGCAATCAATTAATCGACTAAAATTGTCCGCAGAGGCTATATCATTTACCTCCAAAAGGCTCGAATAAATCGGTTCATTCGTTTTTAGCTGATTAATAAACAAAGCCATTCTTTGTTGAGCCAGCTGTTCTCCTATATTTTGCATGGATAAATAGGTTACATTTTTAATCTCATCTGATTTATAATCATCTAGTTTTAGTCGGAAACCTCTCGATTCTCTACCAGCCTTAATTTTTTTCAGATCTTTATATGAACACAAACTAGAATGACCGATTAAAGCGAAGATACGTTTGGTTTTAGGTACAACTCGGGTAGGTCTCTTCACATCATAACAGATGTCAGGTAAGGCTTCTTCTGCATTATTCATTAGTAAATTGTTAGAATTATTATTAAAATCATAGAGATTATTAAAATTATTGTTTCTTTTGGATTTCAAAAGTTTTTTAGCGACAGATTTCCTATTCGATTTTCCTTTACCCTTGGATTTTCGTTTAGAATTCGATTTTGTGGAAGACCTATTTGTATTAAACTTACCTTTTCTCTTCGTCCTTCGAGTCGGTACCTTAACCTTTTTAGATTTAGACTCTTTGAATTTGGAGTTTTTTGGTTTCATATAAAGTATTAATATATTTTTTTATACTATTAAAGTATAATGGGGTTTATGGATATTGTATCCGGTGTTGTTAAAGAAATACTGGGGTCAGTCTTATTCCCGTTGAAACCCGTGATTGATCCAATCTTAGCATTAGGGGATGCTATGGTTCAGTTATTAGATTTACTAACGAAAATTATTAGTTTAATCCCAAAACTAATGTCATTATTTACAATGTTTACAGATCCGATCAAATTGATTAAAGATGCTGTGTATGGTGTAAAGATAGCGTTACAAATGTTATATGAGGCCACCATCGGTTATTTAATTGGGTCCTTTATGAAGACCTTTTATTTAGATAGTAAAGGGACACCCCAGAAAGAGGGAGGTAAGAAATGTATAGATAAATCCTTTATTAATATACTAATTTTAATGTTATGTCCACCATTGGCCATCTTTATGAATGAGGGTATGGGTAGTATCTTGTATGTTCTAATAGCGAGTGCTCTAACCTATTTCTATTATCTTCCAGGATTAATATATTCGTGCTTATATATATTATAATAGTATAATGGGTTGGAATGAAATGGTCGATGCGATATTATCTTTAAAAGATTTCGCCTTTCATTTTGTAGAAATTATTCTTAAATTATTAAAAGCGTTCCCGAAATTTTTGTCAATTTTTACATATATTTTAGATCCAACTAAACTAGTCAATGACATTTTGTTTTCCATAGTAACTGGAGCAAAAATGATATATGATGCGACGATTGGATACTTAATCGGGTCCTTTCTGAAGATTTTTTATTTCGATAAAATGAATCCTGAAAGTAAAAAAAAAGGCGGAAAAACCTGTTTTAAGAAATCATTATTAAATATATTAATTTTAATGTTATGTCCACCACTTGCAATCTTTATGAAGGAAGGATTTGCTAGTCTTTTATATGTTATTATAGCCAGTCTTTTAACCTATTTCTATTACTTTCCAGGATTAATATATTCTTGCTTATATATATTATAATAGTATGACAAACTATGGGAAAAAATGTAAGACAAATAAAGATTGTTCTTCAAAAATTTGTGAAATGACTTATAAAAATCGTGTTCCAGATACACGAAGGTGTGTAGATGGTAGTAAATCAGAAAAGTCCGAATCTGTAACAGACACTGAAAAAGAATTAGAATTTGGTGGAGAATGTCAAGGTGATTCGGATTGTTCTTCTGGATTATGTGAACCAAAATATGGGTATAAGGAGGGTAAAGATGTCAATTTAGGGAATTTTTGTGTGAATCAAGAACTCAAGTTATCGACCGAATGTACGTATGATAATGAGTGTAAATCAGGACGATGTAAAACGGTCTATGACGGTGATGTACCAGTCTCGAGGAAATGTGTGATCTTTGAAGCAATGCCGAAAATCGATAATGTGAATCGTAATTTTGGAGATATGAAAGAAGAGGATTTACCCGAATTTGCTCAGTCGAAGGAATGGAAAGCTGCTAGGAATGAAACCTATATTTTATCCGATTCAGAAAAAGCGAAGAAATTACAGGGTCGTGGTATTATTGCTGATATTATAATAATCTTAATGGAATTAGTCGTTTTAGGAATCAAAACCGTCTTTCGAATCTTATTTGATATCTGGAAAATAATCTTTTATGTCGTCTCTTTTATCCCATCATTAATATTAAAGATAAAATTTTTTGGGTTCCTCGACAAATATAAATGTACTGATAGTTCGAAATGTGTTGTAGGTAACTGTGATTCGAACAAATCTTTCACGATTAAAGCTAAATATTTAAAACAACTACTCGTTATTTTATTTCCACCATATGGTGTCTTTATTTCAAAAGGTATCTCTTCCATTAAAGAAATAATGTTAACTTCCATTTTAACCATCATGTTTTATTTCCCAGGAATGATTTACGGATTAAAGGTTATAGAAGAATAATTTCTTATAAATTAACATAATGAATGATATGTTCAAATTATTTATGCATGGAGGTATGATCAAAGATGATATTTGCATACCAACCGATTTTATCAAATTAATTTTTACGATTATATTTCCACCTATTGGTATATGGATCGACCAACATGGTAAGGGTTATCCGAATATTAATAAAATCGGTATAAGTTTTATCCTAACTGCGATGTTCTATTTCCCTGGTCTAATGTATGGGTTAAATAATATATCGTTCAGTTAAATTGTATATTTTTTATTTTTATTTATTGTATGTCGGTTCCTACGAAATATGTTATAAATGATGTTCGATCCTTTGAACAATTTAAAGTTAAAAGTTATAGTGGGTTTTTAACCAAAGATGTCGTCGCCACATTTAAAAAAAATATTCTTAAAAATAATATTGAAGAATCCTGTAACTGGTGTATAGAACTCTTCCTTTCATTACATATAGAAAAATTATATTCTATCTTGTTAGAAATTGCTTTGAAAAATATTAATATTTTATCTCCGAAGTTACCAGGATTATTATTGAAACGTTTTAAACAACTTATCGATTCGAATCTTTCACAGAGTGAAATGCGCAATTCTCAAATGGTTCGCAATCATATTATTGATTTGTGTATTATTGTGTGTATGAGTAATAAAAATAAGACCATCGGTATTACAACTCTTAAGGAACATGAAATGGACGCAACATTTATCTTAAAAAAAATTAAATCAGAAAAATCCTATGTCGATAGTATTTTTCGAAGTAATGATCCTGATGAAATCAAATTTATCGTTAATGAAATGGTTCATAATATGAAAACCTCAGATTTCAGTGGAACCATCTATATGTTAAGTTGGTTAATACAATATGATAAATTATCGAATAAGAAAAAAAAACCAATCACCTGTCACGAAAGAACATGTTCGACGATTAAAAAAGAAAATCAAACCGATTTAATCTGGTTATTATGGGAGATCGTCATTTCCGAATCACAAAAAACTTTATCCCAGAATTCTCAAAGGGAAATCGATAATCTTTTTAAATTATACAAATTATTTTATAAACCCAAATCGAAATATAAATATATCAATTTATATCTATTTGCATTGAAATATTTTACCGATATTTACGACATTCATACACCACTTATTTATAATTATTACATTTCATTACAAATTTGTATGAAAATTAACTATATGATAGGTCAGAAAAAACATTTAGAAGTCGTAAAAAGTACCAACGTCTCCTTCGATATTATCAAAAAGAAAAAAGAGAATGAAAAAAATAAAAAGAAAAATCCAAAACAAATTAAAGCAGAAGCTGTTCAAAACCGATTCAATATCTTATGTGGGTTAGACATAAATAATTAAATGTAAACTATTTTGTATTATAAATATAAATGGGAAAAAAACAAATATTATTTATAGTGGTTTTAATCGGCTTATTATGTTTGATTGGGTATAAAACCTCTTTTACCCAACGCACTCAAACCAAAATTAAGAATTTTGAAACCAAGTTTGTGAAAAATATTGATCGAAAACAAAAGGATCTATGTGGTTCGAAATTTAAAGATAGCACGGTTTCTGATTTTTATATCTGTAGTAGCCACAAACCCTTTTTGACTGGGTATTTACAATATGATTATTCGAGTTTGGATATGCTACAAAAAGCGATTATCTATGGAAGTCGCTATATCGAACTAGAAATCTTTAATAAAGACATAAGAAATGATACTATACCAGTCATTGGTTCAAGTAGCTCGGATGGGTCCGTCATCTATGGACAAAATACATTAGATTGCGAGGACGTTTTTAAGTTAATCGCGAATGTCGTTTTCTCTGAAAGATATTTGGATAATTTTAAGGAACCCTTCTTTATTTTTTTGAATCTTAAATTAAAAAATAACACCACATCGTTAGATAAATTATATGATATCATTAAACGTAATCTAAATCTTCGTCTTCTTGATAGTAACTATTCTCACCAGAAACAGAATATCGCTCGAACCAAAATGTGTCATCTTATGGAAAAGATCGTAATTTTTTCCTCTGAAGGCTATGAACACTCGAAGATGGAAGAAATAATTAATATGTCTACTAAAAGTCCCAATCTTAGAAGACTCAAATATACTGAACTTCCACATACTAAAGAACTTGCAAACAGAAAAGATGTACCAAACGTTTCTATTATTAGTAAAAAAATTAAACTAACCGATAATATTATTTATATGTTAGATGACACAAATCTACTCTCTCTTGGTATTGAACCACATATGTCCTTACAAATCGGTGGTTCTAAACATAACGAAAATAATACGAATGATAACGTGGTTCGAATTAAAACTGTCACCAAAAATGCCATTGTATTAGACGGTCATAACTTTATAGAAGAATCTGGTGAAACGAAACTCGCATTAAAGATCTTTGATAGTTCTTATTCACAAAAAAACATCGACAGACAAAATAAATCCTCCCTAACGATTGTTTATACAGAACATGACTTCTTTAATTTTAATTTTGATCCAGAACATGCTTGGAACCTTGGGTGTCAATTCGTTTGTATGAATTTCCAGAAAATTGACTATAATCTTAAAAAATATATGAAAAAATTTAATCAATTTAGTCTATTACAGAAACCATCCAATTTAAGATTTGTTGAACGAACGACAGATACAAAACGATTAAATACACTTTTCCCAAAATATATAGAAGCGAATAACAGTGATATTATTTACGACTTTTCTAAAAATAACTTTGAAGTTAATTTAATACCATACAAATATTCTGAGAATATAGGATGTTGTGTAAATAAATCACCCAAAGGTAATGTTATCTGTTCCAAATATAGTAATAATTCTACGAAATGTAATAAACGTGAAAATTGTGAATTTACGAATGACATCGATAAATGCAAACAAGATATTGTTAAAATAGTTTATAATAATGATTTCCTATCAGTTTCACCCAGTCATTCTAAAACCGATTCCTTATTTGAAATCGTCCCTGGTCTCGATAATAAATTCGAATCAATTTCGATTAAATATAATAATAAATACCTCGTTACAAATAACTCGTGTTGTTATCTCTCATTTAAGCTTTATAATACGAATACGAATTTGGAACAGGAAGTCGATACATTTAGGAAACATGCCAGTTTTTATGCTGTGAAACCGATCTGTTCGAAGGAAGGATTCGTCTCTTTTATGCAAATGAAAGATGAAAAAAAATATTACATCAAATACCGAAAGGAATTTAATTACAATGAACGAGTCTATAGTTCTACCTCGAATGAATTTAAATTGATTGGTGAAATGGTTTCGAATGAGGGTGTCGTTGGTATTTACCAAGTAAAAGCAAACGATAATTATAAAAGTATAGGACATATCTTTGTAAAAGGTAATGCACATAAAACTGACGTCCTAAATAAGAATGTACTACTTCTTAAAGGAGCTGTGTCTGATCCCATCGGATTTGAATTAATGTGGAATAGTAATAATCTATATATCTGGAAACCCATACCTGGAGATGGTTA